GACTCTACTACAACCATAGTTCCGCCTTCCCAGGCATCAATACCAAACAAAGTTTTTGACTTCTGTATTCCTGTTGGGCGATTAAAAAAGTGCCGATTACCTTGACCCTTTTCTTGCCAGCCCATCAAAAGGTTGTTTTCTGGATAACGAAGTGGAAGAATCCAAATAGACTTTTCATTGTCCCATTTAACAGAATATTTTTGGCAATCTTCTGCCGTAATACCTCTAGCATCTAGCGCCCACTGTGGTGGGTCTGAGTACACAGCTAATCGTGCTTCACTCATTGGAATTGGTCGAGGAACTCTAATATAAGAATCTTTTGCGTTTTCTAAACTCTGTTTTAGAGCATCTAAATCTATATCTGTATTTGATGATAGCCAATCTTTTGCAGCCTCGTAATCAAGCAATCCGAAAGAAGTTTTAAAGTCTTTTACTTCTGCAATAAGACCAAGAAGAGTTCCTCTATAACCACAAGAAAAGCAATGATGAACACCTGTGCTTTGATTTACGGACCAAGATGGGTTTGAATCCTCTTTGCCGGTACGTTCTCTATGCATGGGACAATGCCCAGTTAACTCATCCCTAGACTCGTCTACGGGAATATCAAGCTTTACTAAAGCGTTTAAAACTTCACCCTCTTGGTACACAGCAACCATCACATTGGGACTCATGTTCAAATCTAACCACAACATCGGTATTGATTTCATCTGGATCTGTATGAGCAACTCCGTGCTCACATATCCTCTGCATAGCAAAAATCTGTGGATCCCACAACTGTGGCCACGAACGTAGGTGGTGATTAGACCTATTGTGTAATGTGCAATACGTGCCTTTACATTGCCCCTTTTTATGCACATAAATTAAAACTACGTTTGTGTGTTCGCAGTAGGCTCGGTCTTCTTTAGTGCTCTTCTTCAGGACCATCTATTTCCCCCTCATCATCTAATGGTACATAATCTTCTGGTTTATCTGCAAGTGTGGGTGCTTTAGCGAGGGTTCCACACAGGGCACACTCCATATCAAGCATATAGACGCCAATTTCATAGTGATGAAATATAACGTTAACTCTCCACATAACAGATCCGCATATACAGACGTGGGTTGGACCCATGTCCCTAATGTCCATAGGTTGGGACATTATCTACGCCGAACTAAACGTAAGCGTTGACTTCTAATCCTACTTCTCTGACGAGGAGTTGTTGCTCCCCAAATACCGTCAAGCCAAGGAGTCTTCAAAGCATACTCTAAGCACTCGGCCACTAAAGGACACTGATTACAGATCTGCTTTGCTTTGTTTACTATTTCAGGATTTGTATATTCCTCAGGAAAGAATACTTCCTGTGCTTCTGACGCACAGAGCTGAGTTCCGTTAAACGGATAAAAATCGTATTCAAAATTAAGATCCATATTCTTCAAACTTCCCTTCTTCCCAATCCCAAAGTAGTTCAACTTCTGCAGGTCCGCAGTTACGGCTTGCAACTATTCGTAGTAATCGTGAGGAATCATCTTCCTCATCCTGACGTTGTAAAGCAAAGATAACGTCGGAATCCTGGTGAAACGATGAGGAGTAACCAATAGAGTCTGCTGTAACTTGGCCTCTAGTCATCTTTGCTCTCAAAACCTGAGTACTCTGAACAATTGGAATTTGATACTTTTGAGCCAATCGCTTCATAGATTGAGTAATATTTTTTAGAGCTAACGGTGTTCCTCGCTCCTGACTAATCTCATCAAACATAAGATAGACACCGTCAACAAATAAAATTTCTGGACGATGCTTTTCTAGCTTTAAAGCTAACTGAGATACTGTTGCTCCAGAGATAGACTCGGTTAAATAGAACTTATGCATACTGCCCATCTTGGTAAGCATCTCTCGATATCGAGCCTCTTCTACTGGGGTAAGGGCTCCACGTATTAAACGCCCATGAGATATATGGGCACGCATAGCATCGTGACGATGTTGTTGCTCTAAGTTACTCATTTCAAAAGATTGAAACATTGGGGTAAACCCGTCGTTATGGACATTTACCGCCATCTGCATAGCAAGGACAGACTTACCTGTTTTAGGTGGAGCAATGATTGTAACTAGCTGTCCTGGTTGTAATCCTGCAGTTGCCATATCCATCACCTTAAATCCTGTAGCCATACCCAATAATCCATTTGGACGAGTCTTTATATCAAGATACTCGTCATATCTATCCATAGCATCTTTAGTCAGATCAATCTCACCACTTGATGTAGAACCCTCATCAATTAGGGTTGCAAAGCCCTTACCCATGATACTGATGGCAGAGTTGTGATCTCCAGCTTGAATAGCGTCAGCAGCCTCTTTTACTGTGATAATTGCTTTCTGACGTTTTCTAAAATCTATAAATTGATCTATTAAATAGTCAATAGAATCATCTACTGCTAAAAGTCTATATGTTGGGAAGTTATCTAAAACCGTTGCGGCTGTAGGGACTTCCTGGTATTTAGTCCAGTGTGTACGTATAAATTCCCATACTGCTCGGTTGTCGTCATTAAAGAACCAACTACCTTCTACCCCGCGCTCTAAAAGAACTGTAATATCCCTAGTTCTAATGGCGCGAGATAAAAGCCGCACTTCATTATCTGCTGCCATTAAATACTCTCCATTCCAAGATACTTAGCACCGTATCTCAATCCCCGCTCCGGAATATCTATAACGTACTTTACTTCCGGCCTATAAGGAAGTTCTCCAACTAAATCTGATACTACACGATAACTACTCACATAGTTAAATGGGTTTGTTCCCAAGTTATCTAGATCTTTTAAAATTGCTGACATTTCTTTTCTAGAGTAACCATATCCTACAAGTTCCATGGTGAAATCATTTTTTAATGAAAAGCGCCAAAACATGGACAAAGCAACCCTGTTATATGTTACTTCTTCAGACGCAATAGAGAGCAATCCAGCTAAAGTTTTTTTAATTACTGGTTTTTTCTCTAGTATGCAGTCCAGTGAAACAAGTACCCTGAATGGTACTTCGTTTGAGATATCGCCCCCTTTCATAAATTAAAGCACCAATGGCTTTCCATACTTAATAATGATATCTCTAAAAATTGTTGGAGATACTTTTGCTTGCTCCAAGATATCAGTAGGAACTGGGTGAGTGATCTCTATTGGATAGAGACCACCTCGTAATTGTGTCTTGCACCAGTTCTCGTGCCTACATTTTTTGCGCTGCTTAAAACCTACACAACTACAACGAAGTTCTGAGTCATGAGATATCTGAACCTCGCATACGCCCTCGGAGTTAATAAAAAACTGCACTGTTTTCCAGCCATACAACTTATGTGTATTAAGTCTATTATTTTTCATCTTTGCGCCTATCCCCCTTCTCGGAGTCAATAACCAATGGTACGAAAGCTTCATAAGCAAAACTTCCCATAGGTTCTCCGTAAACAGTTCCCCACTTTTGAAGCGGGGTATTTGTTGTAACTATTGTTGGTAGTCCTGAATTAAAACGTGAACGAAGCAATGCGTCAAATTGGTTTTCTGCCCAACCTGAAGCAGTTCTATATTCTTTGCCCAAATCATCTAAAATAAATATCTGAACATTGTCTTTTGGTAAGTCTCCATAGATAGCATCAACCTCTTCTTGAAGGTTTTCATCCTCCTCAGACCACTGAGTCTTCTGTAGACGCAGAAGCTTTGGATAGTCCATAAAGGCTCCTAATCGGGCTGGCACCGGTTCCTGGGCTTCTAATGCGGCGCTAGCAATGCCCCTAATAAGCTCCTGGAGGGCCACAGAGGCCATTGTGGTCTTTCCGTGACCAGGTTTACCTGCCAAGAGCAGCCCAAGGCCGCAGGAAGGCTTTCCAACGGCTCTAACGACCTCTCCTGAACGGACCAGAGATACCCAAGCCATGACCTTGTCTTTTTCCGGGCTATCGTCTAAATCTGAGAACTCTAACCCTATAGTCTTGGTAGGAAGCCCTGCCATAAGAAGGTGGCGCTTAATGCTTGGGCGCTCTTTGTTAATGTCGTACATTAATCCCTACAATCTTGGCATGGTTCACCAGTATTAACATACTGCGGTTCGATTTCACTCGTTTTACCGCAGAACTGGCAAAGAACTTTTACTTTAACAACAGTAGTTTCTTGATCCATTAGTTACCTCCTAACAACTTTAACATCTTATCTTGATGAGATTTAAACTCATCATCAACATACTCCACAGACTTTGTGGAAGTCAATCCGACAACTGTTGGGAAGTATGCAATAAATCTACGCCAGATAGGTTGCCCTACTCCAAGGTCGTTTAGATTTCTTGGATCATCAAAAAACATTCTAATGCCTTTGAGTATGGCGTGTCTACTTACGCCCTCACCAACAGTTTTATTAATCCACGTAATTAAAGACTTGCCGTTAACTTGAGCAGGAACACCGGCAGAATGCTCCCTAATCTTGTCGTAGAACTCCGCAATCAGGTCGTCGGTAGTCCAATCCTCCTCGGGGCGCTCATAGCGTCTCATAGAGGCTGGAACGGCCTCAAATGAGGTGGTTTTATATTTAGCCTTAAGTTTCTTTTGACGGTCTTCGACTTTGCCAATAGCGCCAACTGCTTCATCGTCTTTAGCAAGCTTGGCTTTTCGTGTTGCCTTTAGAGCAACCTCATCGTTTTCTTCTCCGTCCAGATTCCATCCCATTTTTATAATCTCCTCAGAATTCGGGGCACCCGATAGATTAGAAGTACGTAGTACTTCTAATCTACTATAGTTATTATCTATACTACTAGTAGTGCCTGGTTCACCGACAGTCGGAATTTCAGGCGTCGGTACTGGCAAGTAATTCCAGTTAAATAGATCTACGTATTGTTGCCCAACCTCAGTAAATTTTAGGCTCGTAACCCATCGACCGTTAGATGTCTGTTCTTTTACGGCCTTGATATACCCAAAACGTTTTAGCTCTGTCATGGCGTTTCTAATAGCATCTCGGCCCTCGGTCATATAGTTTCCTTCTATGACCTCGGAAACCGGCATAACACGCCCGACCGTAGCAAACAACATCCACGTGGCTCTAGCCATACCAGAAAGATATGGGTTTACATTTGGTGCTTGCATATTGCCCTCCTTATAGTAAATATGCTATAGCCTGTTTACCTTCTCTGGCAAACCGCGAAATTCCCTTACTGAAATCCCCGTAAAAATTTGCTCTACAAATAAAGAAAGGGTCAGGCTAAGAAAAGTTGCCGCCAAAGTATAGGCTGGCAAATACTTTAGCCTACAATCCAAAAGTAGGCAAAAGGGAAGAGAGAGGATAAGGGAAGCTAATCCTCTCCACTTGCCCATAGATATAATTAGGCTTTCTACAGCTGTAAGTATGCAAGCTGTAGCTAATGAGGCTACTATCAAAATAGTCATGCCCTAAACCTACTCTCTAAATACGACCCGGTCAATATGGAATGCCTGGGAAGCATTAAAGGTATCAGGTGTATAGGTTACTGTCAAAACGGCATATGAGACGTTCTCAGTTGTGTAGGCTGGCATGATTATGTTGGCAAAAGTCCAACGGTCGGTGTTCGATATCGTAATGATCTTTTGTCTAAACTCATCAGTTCTATCGGTATACACCCCGCCATCAAACACGTTTGTGACAGGACTAAACTGATAGTTGCCGTCAATTTGTCCATAATAAACTTTTACTTCTGTGCCACCAACCGCGTAGTAGTCGACTCGAATCTTATACTGGCCAGTAGAGTTTGAGTTCTCTGGACGAAGAGCTAAAGAGCAGTAGTAGCCATGTCCGGCATATACGCTAATATTCTCACTATGAATTCCAAATACCTTGGTAGAGTTATTGGTTCCTTTTGTGCTTACGCGACAATAGGCTGCCCCATGTGTAACGTGGTCTCCGGAAAGGGTTCCTCTAGAAATAACACGATTAAGGTTGGAATTATTCCCCACCCAATATCCGAGATCCTTTTCAAACGAAGCAGACTTTATAAGAGACTCTTTTAAGTCTGGATAGTCTTCTGTAGGTACGCCAGGCTTTAAACACCAGGTACTACCAGATGGCATAACTAATCCCAAAGAATTCTTTAAACGGTCATACTTAAG